AATCGGGCTGCAGCAGTTTTCAGAAGAACTTTTCTCCAGCAAGGAGCAGATGCGGCAGCTGGAAAAAAAGTTCTGCAAAAACTGAACTTTACGAACGGAAACGAACCGTTTTTGAACTTTTCCTTCTTAACTGTACATCGGTTTTTTGCTATACTTTAAACTAGGAAAATAGGAAAACAAAGGCATAAAGATACTGGAAAGCATCCGGTGTTTTTATGCCTTTTTACATTTATGGCCGCTATGAGGATTCCATCTTCGGCGGCCTTTTTGCTATCAAACTGGAGGTGAGATCCCAATGGGGAGAAAGAAAAAGAATGCCCGGTCAGCAGCACATGGACGGAAGATCCATGTTAATAAATACATCAATCAGCGAGGGAAGACCAAGAAAAGGGCAGTAGCCTCCTGTCAGCCGGCACCTAATAGAGTGCCGATTCAGGAGATGCCGCTTACCAGATGGCCGGTACCAAAGATACCGAAGCAGTATGAAATCTGGTTTGCAGAACTGGGGAATCATTATGGTACATCGGTGCAGAGCGGAAACCGCCCGGTGCTGGTTATCAGCAACGATATGGCAAACCGCAATTCTCCGATTATCACGGTGATTCCGATGAGTTCCAAGCTGAAGAAGCTGGAGCTGCCGGTACACATTCCGGTCACCGGGAGAGATTGCGAAATGCTCCGGGATGAGGGACTGGAAGAATCCATTCTGCTGGTGGAGCAGATCACGACCATTGACAAGATGGTCCTGTGCAACCGGCTCTGCCGTGTGACCTCGGCCAAGAAAAAGCAGGAGATCGAAGCTGCTGTTAAAAAGCAGTTTGCGATGCAGGCTTGCATGGGAAGGGAGGCGCAGGCATGATGGACATCAAGAACATTCCGGGCAAGCTGAAAACGACCTGCAGCTTCTGTGTCTGGAAGTTTGAAAAGCGCAATGGCCAGAAGACCAAGATGCCATTTAACCCGGCAACGGGGGAACGGGCAAGGATCAATGACCTGCGTACATTCTCAGATTTCAAGAATACCCTTGTCACTTATGCAATGGGCGGCTATGACGGTATCGGTATTGCTGTTGGCAACGGAATCGGAGCTTTTGATATCGACCATTGTATCCGGGAGGACGGTACGCTGAACGATACGGCGGATACCGTCCTTTCCATCTTTTCTACGGCTTACGTGGAAAAATCTCCATCCGGGAAAGGATTGCGAGGTTTCTTTTGTGTGCCGGAAGACTACGTCTACGACAAGACGGTCTACTACATCAACAACCGTAGCAAGGGTCTGGAAGTGTATATGCCCGGTGCGACAAACCGCTTCGTCACCGTAACGGGAGATGTTTACCGCACAGGTGAGATCCCGAACGACGAAACGGCAATGACAACACTGCTGGACACGCTGATGAAGCGAAACAAGCAGGTGCAGCAGACACATTTCCAGAACCATTCGTACCTGGATGATGAGGCTGTCATCGCACACGCCAACGAAGCCAGCAACTCGGAGAAGTTCAAAAAACTCTTTGCCGGTGACTGGGAAGACCTCTACGGCAGCCAGTCGGATGCAGATATGGCATTGCTGTCTATTCTGGCATTCTGGTGTGGCTGTGATGAGGAGCAGATGGACCGTATCTTCCGTACTTCCGGTCTGATGCGTGACAAGTGGGACCGCAAGCAGGCTGGTTCAACTTATGGTGCAATCTCTATCCGCAATACGGTCAATACCTGTGCGGCCATCTATATGCCGGTCAACGCACAGGATATTGTGGATGAAGAGTTTTCCAAGCTGGATGAGGATGACTATATCGAATTCCAGCCGGATCTTACCAAGATCACGATCACGCTGGAAGAAATGGCACCGCACACAAATTCCCGGTATGGCCGAAATGAGATCGGCATGGGCAATATGTTTGCGGATTATTTCAAGCAGATCGCCCGGTACAACAGTGAGCGTAAAGGCTGGTATGTCTATGACGGATCTGTCTGGCGGCCGGACAAAGGTAATCTCAAGGTGTCGGAACTGGCAAAGCTGCTGGCTGACAAGCTGTATGTATTTGCCCTGACGATCACCGAAGAGGATGCCAGGAAGCGGTTCATCGACCGTGTACGAAAGCTGCAGCTGCGTAAGAATCGGGAAACAATGCTAAGAGATGCCATGTCCGTGTATCCGA